TTGGGCCTTTTCGTTTAGCTCTTTGGCTTCTGTCTTTTTTAACTCTACCCGTTCGGTATATATCTCATCCGTGTCCTTGCATATCGCAAAATACAGCGCCCTATCTATATCAAGGCCGGCCATATAAATTTGAACCTGCGCCCAGTGAATAGGCTTCGATTCCTTTACGCCTTTTTTAACCATATCTTTGAACGACTTTAGGCTATGCGTCTTTGCCTCAAAAACGTGCGGCTTATTGGGCGCTTCCGGTATTCCAGACAGTGCCACGCCGTCCAGTGATCCTCCAAAATGACCATCTTTGATAAGCCACTGCCTGCCGGTATCGGGGTCTTTTTCCAGAATCTCAACGCCGGCAGCGCGTAAATCGGCAACAATCCATTCCTCTTCGTGGTGGCCGCGACGGAACAGCCGAAGGATGCGCCCTGGAAATTTCTCAACTACAGCCCATCGGAACGAAAGCCACAGCTTGCGCCGGCACGGATGCCCTATCATGCTTGCGCCCATGTGGGGGCGTGGCAGGTCTGGCTTTGATTCGTGGGCCTTGTCGATTAGGGCGGCAAGGGTGTTGATTGGTTCTGGGATTTTGGTCATGGGGTTTCTCCATGCTCAAAGCGGGCAGAGCGGGCCAAGCATTTTTCTTTGTAGTTATCAATGTGCGGCCTAATATCCTTAATCTCGGAGACTTTTTTAGACAGGCTGAAAGTAGGGAGCGCCATCACGACTCCGTCAATATTCTCGAAGCAAATTGAAGTGTTTTCTGCCCACTCCTCTTTTCCCTCGCCAGCCGGTAACATCCAGTGATGATCTAAAGGGTCTCCAAAAAAGCCCCATGCTCCGTTTTTCCTAGCTGGCCCGTGAGACACCATATTAATTAAAGTTTCAAGAACGTCCTTTCTTGTTCCCGTCTTTGGCTTAACCTCTATCCACGCATCCACAGAAGGGATATAAAAATCAGGAAGATAATACACACCATCAAGATCAAACCCTTCGGGCTCATACTCCCAATCTATACCAATCGCATCAAAGAAGACTGCCCACCTAGCTTCTAACCTGCTCCTAAACCGATACCCTTTATGCTTAGTCTCAATTGCTTTTATTTTCTTATCCATAAATCACCCCGTAAATAAAAAACAGGGGCGGAAGCCCGCCCCATTAATATTACTTCTTCATCCAAGGTGGCGTTGCACCCTGAGCCTGGGCAGGGGCAGATTGTCCGCCAGATGCCGGAGCAGGTACAGGTGAGCCAGATACGGCTTTAAATGATTTAACTTCATTACCCGGCCCATAGGTAGGGTCATTCTTAACCGTGACCTTGCACGTCATGTTGCCGCCAATAAGCTGATCTGTATCGGTCAGGCTGGCCACGCCGATAGCCCGTAGCACTGAGCCAAGTTGCTGACGGCCAATGTCCTCAGCCTTGGGGTTAGGGTTGCGGATATTCAAGTTTGCAAACAAGATCCGGCCTTGGTGCGTTGGTCCGACTACGCTCATCTTCAGCCAAATATATTGACCGGTGCCGGACTTGGTGTCTTTCAGTTCAGACTCAGAAACCACCAAATGGTAATCACCGGCTGGGATAGGATCAAAGCCGCCTTGCTCTTCTGGAAGTTCTGCGGTATTAAAAGTCTCGTTTAAAAATGCCATGTTATTTATCCTCAGTGATTTGAAATGATGGGCGACCGGGCTTTGTGGTGATCGCGGCATCGAGATGCTTGGTGATTTCAGGGCTGGCTGATTGCCATGCCCGTAGATTGATCTCCGGCTTCCAGCGGAACAGCGCTTGCAAGTGTTCGTTATCAATGCCGGCATTCGTCGCTAGGTCAATCAGCTGATCAGCGTCAACCTTCCGGCTAAGCCGTGTTGTTACTTTTACCTTGTAGCCTTCCGGCGTGTATGTGTTCGATCCGTCTTTGTTCTGGTCAACTGTAAATGACTTTATAAGCTCATTTTCGATATGACGGCGAGCCTCAGCGGCTTGGCGCTCTGTTTCTTTAGCCTTTAGCCAGTCGCTGTATATGCTCACGACTCACCCCCAATCTTCTTAATGATGGCGCCAAGGTCTGGTAACTCCCAAGCCTCTAGCTTTCCTGATCGGTCTTTAGCACTCCACAGTCCGTCAGTGTCACACTGCAAGGCCCGGACGTTCTTTCCGTCTTCGCCTTTCTCTACCCGAAGGGCAAACACTTCATCGAAGAAATACCCAATCTGTTGCGCCAGTCGAGCGCCTGGCATGGCCGGGCCGTACAAGATCCGGTTTTGTTCGTCTTGCGTCTTCTCAACCTTGGCCGTCATGTAGACGTGCTTTCCCTCAATGTCACGGAACGCCCTGATTAAATCGCCCATGACATCAATCAGCGCACCGTAAGCCTGGCGAGGGTCTTTTGTCTTTTTCTTTTCAGCGCTTAATACTACCTCTGCGATTTCGCTGATAGAGTCAAGGCAGATGCTTTCAAAGTGGCTTGCCTCTGAACTTTGTGTTGCCCACTGATACGCCTCATAAAGGGTGTCAATATCCTTTATCTCAATAAACGACACGTCGGCATCGGCAATTGATAGAAGGCCACCTTCTGCGCTCAACACTACCGGATTCGGCAGGGTAGGGATTAGCGAGGTTTTGCCAGCACCGGCTTGGCCGTATACCAACATTTTAACGCCGTTACTGTGCAGCCCTTTCGTGCTGCTAAGTGTAATCGCCATAATCTGTATTCCTGTCTTTGGCCAGCGGTTTGCGGTATGCAGGTTGCCGGCGACAAAACAACTATAGACCTAAGCCTTTTTAATGTCTACAATTCATTGCAACTATTTACCCAAAAGGAATAAAAATGCTGACCCTAGAAGAATTACGCAAAGCCCTGCAAGGCCATAACTTGTTTGCCGTATCGCGTGAAACCGACGTGGCCTATAACACCATTAGAGACATTGCCAACGGAAAGCCGGTAAACCCCACCTACAACACAATGAAGGCAATCACAGAGCACCTGGAGTCTAAGTAATGGCAGACATCACTAATCTGTTCCCCGACGGTTTCCAGCCGCCAAGACCAAAACACACAGACGCGCCAGAGGTTCAACTGAGGGATGCTATATCCGCCGCAGGGATGATTGCACCGGAAGATATATTGATGGACGGCAAGATCCGGCGCTTTAATCCAACGGGTAAAAAGAAGGATGACGCCGGCTGGTATGTGGCCTATTCGGGCAGCGTTCCAGCTGGACGGTTTGGAAACTGGCGCGATGACATCAACCAGGTGTGGCGGGCAGACCTTGGTCGTGAGTTATCCGTAGCCGAGGAAATGGCGCACAAGCGGAGAATGCAGGAATCCAGAAAGGCCGCTGAACAGGCCAGAGAGTTGCGCCAGGGTAGCGCCGCAGATACAGCACAAACAATATGGGACGGGGCTACAGAAGCCGACAGCGAACACGCCTACCTGAAGGCCAAAGAGATAGAGCCGCACGGCGCCAGGGTAACGGGTGACGGTCGCTTAATCGTTCCAATGTATATTGGTAGTGACATAGCCAGCCTTCAGTTTATTGGCGCCAAGGGAGGAAAAAAGTTTCTAGGGTCTGGCGCTGTAGCTGGAGCCTATTACATTGTAGGCGACCCATCACACGGAACGATTGTTGTCTGTGAAGGATATGCAGACGCCTGTTCTATCCACCAGGAAACGGGGCAGCCTGCGCTTTGCAGCTTTAGCGCCGGGAATATGCCCGCTGCTGCTGTATACGCCAAAACTTTAAATGCCAGTTTGGTCATTTTTGCAGACAATGACGAGTCTGGAACGGGTGAAAAGTTTGGAAAGTTAGCTGCACAAGGCACCAGCGCCAGATTTTTAATGCCTCCGATTGACGGCATGGATGCCAGCGATTACCACTTGGCAGGCCATGACCTATCCGCACTGATATTCCCCCCGCAAGATGATTACCTGATAGCCGCCGATGATTTTTGCAGCCAGCCAAAGCCAATAAGGTGGCTAATCAAAAAGGTGGTGCAGCGTGAGGCTTTAATGATGATTCACGGCCCATCAGGTGGCGGCAAGTCTTTTCTGATTATTGACCAAATGTGTCACGTTGCAGCCGGAAAGGCCGATTGGTGTGGCCATAAAATACACCCTGGCCCCGTTGTTTACCTGGCAGGCGAGGGTCATCACGGCATGAGGGCGCGAATTGCAGCATGGAAGCGCCACAACAAAGCCGACAAGCTGGATATGTGGATCAGCAAGTCAGGCGCAGACCTAAATACAATGGAGGGATACCGGCGCGTAGCCGCCGCCATTCAGGCGCTTCCAAACAAACCTGCATCTATTGTTGTGGACACCCTGCACAGGTTCCTGAACGGCGACGAGAACAGCGCACAAGACGCCAAAACAATGATTGATGCCTGCGGCAACCTAATGCGTGAGTTTGAGTGCTCCGTCATCCTGATACACCACACGGGCGTCAGTGACGAATCGCAGCACCGGGCACGGGGCTCATCGGCATGGAAGGGCGCGCTTGATCTGGAGTTTTCCGTGGTACCTGGCAGCGAGTCCAGCCCCATTGAGTTTGTACAGCGCAAAGCGAAAGACAGCGAGATGATCGCCCCTATGATGTTTGAGCTGGAGCAACACCAGTTGCCGTGGATTGACGAAGACGGCGACCCGGTAACAAGCGCCGTTTTGATACAGGCCGAGAAATCCGAGAAGATTGTAGTCGATAAAAAGGCGCACGAAGACCGCCGTATTTTGGAAAAAGCGTGGTGGTGGTCAGGTGCCGAGGTGGAGAATGGAGCGCCTTATATTAGCCGGGCGGCCTTCAAAAGATACCTTTTGCACGAGACAGGATGTAAGGAAAGTTACGCGAATCAGCAGGTAAAAACGTCCGCTGGCAAGCTGGCAAGTAGGCTTATAAAAAGTGCATATGCTGAAGAAATTGACGGCGGATTTTCCATTATTGACCCCATTGACAGCGGCACTTTGCTGCTTAAAAAAGGCGCTTAAAAATGGCTCCGGTACCTTTTAAAAAGGTACGGCTGCAAACCCGCATGGTTGTGCGGTTTCGGTCAAAATCGTACAAAAAACAACCAGACTCGTACCGGTTAGTACTTTCTCAGTACCTTTTTAAAAAGGTACCGGCTACAGGCCGCATGGTTGTGCGGTTCTTGGCTTTTTGGTACCCAATACCATTTGGTACTTGGGGGCGAAAAGTTAGTGCCGTACTACCTAGTACCTCTCTCCTTAGGGAGAGGTACTAAGGTACCGGCCTGACGCGGGCAGATTTGGTACTGGTAAATTTTATTTTATTACACCCCTTGCACCCTCCCCCACTTGTGTTAATATTAAACCATCAACACAGACAAGCAAAAGGAATACGAACATGACCAACGTAATTCTAGGATCAGAAGCGGCAAAGCACCTGTACGAAGTTGGAACAGTAATTGACGGTCAGACTACCAGAATAGAAGTTATGGCTAACACCGCAGCGCAAGCCGGATCAATAGCTAAAAAGAATGGTTACACGGTACGCGACATTAACATGGTTGGCTGAAGTAGCGGCCCTTCGGGGCCAGTACCCAACCACACAAAAGGAATTAGGCATGATTGACCACGTAAGCCGCTTTATGCCAAAGCCCGCGATACTCTGCCCATCATGCCAAGCCACCGTTACAAGCTGGCACGAAGAGGAGTTCATCGGGTGGATGGGCCACTGTGCGCAATGTGAGATGGACGGGGTTCAGGACACCGCACAGCCAACGAACACCGATTAACCTAGGCTACCCTAGCAATTACAACAAAACGGCGCTGTAGGCGATCACAGAGGCAACCATGGAAACATTAGATTACGACACAACAAGGTGCGCAGGCCGCATGGAGTTTGGAGT